GAGATTTTAACAGTCCTACTATCGATTTGATATGTAGTCCAGTAGTTACGATGTTTTCTAAAACATTCTCTAAACCTACCGCTATTACGTGTAGGGTTTCCAAATACACACCATATGATTTCTGTTTCCTTATCTGTTAATGCACCCTCTGTTACTTCCCATATCTTATCGGAAATAGCTGATGCCTCATCAAAGATGATAAGAATACGATTACCTTGATTGTGTAGACCGGCGAATGCCTCTGGGTTGCTTTCGCTCCACGGAATAGCATCTATCCGCCATGTCTTCTCATACTGTTTATCAGCACTAAACAAAGCAGTAGCAGTATAGGTGAATAACTCTTTGCCTATAAATAGGTTGTACCACTTATTCAACTCAGCCCAAGTCTTAGACTTTAACTGTGTATCAGTATTAGCAGTTACAACTCCACGTGTGTTTTCATGTGTAGCAATAGCAAATAATATCAACAATGAAGAAAAAGCGGACTTCCCAATGCCATGACCAGATGCAACTGCAATTTGTATTGCCTTAGCTAATGACTTTCCCTTGCGTAGTTCTTCGCCTATTTTAGTGAAAGTCTTTACTTGCCATTCATCAGGGCCATCAAAGTTTTCAAGTGGTGTTCCTTTTTCTCCCCAAGGGAATGCGAAATATACAAAGCCTAATGGATCATGAGTAAACGAACCCAACGCATCAATCAGTTGTGCCTTGTTGTACTTCATCTGATTTCACCCTTGCTTGTTTCATCCTATCGGATATATCGATTTCTATTTCTGCATCTAGTTTGACCTTATCGGTAAATAGCATATGCCGTTTACCTAAGAGTTCAGCTGCCTTAGTTCTATCATTCACAGATACATCTAAACCAAACGCATCTTTCTCTTCGCCATTCATAACTCTGGTGAGATACTGTAGGACTTCATCAGCAGTTGCGATTGTGTTATTGTTCTTTTGCTCCATGTGTTGTTGTATATATTGGCTCACGTTAGCATTTGACAACAATCTACTTCCCTGTTGCCTTGCACTATTTTCTGAATATCCAGCCTTTAATGCAGCTTGTGTAGCATTAGCGGTCTTGATGTATTCAGTTGCAAATAGCAGTTGTTTGTCTGTCAGATTTGTATCATTCAACATCAATCACCACCTTTATATGTCTTAACTAAAAAAAGTAACACCTCGTGTTGCTTGGTGCTACTGTACTCACTTTCTTTTTTATAGAGTTGTTTAGGTTTAAATGTCTTACCCTTTTTGTACTTGTGAGGGAATGTTAGTTTGTACTCTTCCTCGTTGTACATTCTACTGACAATATATATCTTGCAAGGCTTATCGTATTTGCTCCATGATTGCCTTACATCGACTACATATCGCCTACCATTCATCTGTAATGCTTTAAGTAGTTTCTTTATCGTTGGTTGATAATTCACATCCAACACCACACAATGCCGATTAAGATTAATACACCACATACGATAGCTAAACCATCGATGAGTGTAATCATTGTATCGCCACGATGTTCGTAAGCGTATTTAGCTTTAGCCTGTAGGTCTTTATTGTTTAAGTCCTTGGCTGCTTGCTTGAATAGTTTTCTATCCTCTAAGAATTGTTTAATCGCATTAATCATTTAAGTACTTCGCCACCTTTCCTTTTTAACTTGCCACGTGATCTAACACATAAGCCATAATTACCTTTGCTTGCACCGCCACAAGTTATATATGTTTGACATAAGCCATCATATTCTATTGTCTTTGCGGTACATATGCCATTCTTATTGTTAAGGCATTTCTTTTTACAACACAAAACATCCGTCATAATCTCCCCTTTATGATAGATTTATACAAAAATTGGAGTATATCGCCGTGGATATACCCCATTATGTGATAGTTTTATTCTGTTTCTTTGTATTAATCACTCAAAACTAGGTGCGTTATTGATGACATGACAATTTATGCTTTTTGAGGTTCAACTATGAATAAAAAACAAAGTTGGAAAAGAGAAACACACCTAGTTTTCAATAATCAATTACACACTCAATACCAACAACTAACATTTTGATGGATCGTAATCGTGTTAGGTTAAGTAACAACAAGAATATGAATAAGTTTCTTTTGGAGGATGCTAGTTGTCAGTATTCAATGTGTATAACCAATTAGGGTAGGTTCATATCTTTAAGGTTAATAATGTATAAGCTATATATTGTGAGGATATTCGACCCACCCTTATCAGTTAGCAGTAAATTTACATATAAAATTTTTGTCTTAACACATACTTCAAATTGAAATTAGAAAAAAGTATAGTGTTTCACTCACCAAATCAAATATGGTTGCGCTGCTACTCTGCGACCGTTAGCGCTATACGTTCCATTTCGCCCATATACAACAAAGGCGCACTCTTATTTGGGTGCGCTTGTTGTTGTGTTTTGATTTGTCCTAAGGAAAGAGTGAGTAGTAGTCGCTTAGTGGCAACTTCTACATATATATTATACCTAATAGCAAACTATAGGTACACGGACAATTACGGACATTTGCGGACATTACAGGACGAGTTTTTGTCCAAATTCCAATAATGCTTTTTGCTTGTATCTCTTCGCCTGTTTCGTAGAGTAACACCCAATCATTTTATAAGCATCTTCTGTTGTATTGTTGAGTACAAATTCATAACGTAGGATGATTGCACCTAGCTTTTCATCTAGTGCATCTATCTTAGCGATCGCATCGCATTTCAATTTAGATAACTCGTCAATACGTTTATCACGTTCTGCGACTGTGTCCATAAACCTTGATACACTAACCTCTAAGCCTTGCGGAGTACCGCCACCTGTTACCCTATCTTTACTGTAATCAATCGCACCTATTGATGTAAGGTTTGCTCGTAGTTGATTGATTTCTTCTTTGATAGATGCAATCTGTACATCAATCAACTTAACTGGTTGTAGATACTCAACCGCCTTTTCTATTAGTTTCTTTTCGTCTAATTCACCCAAACACTTCACCTCACATTTTCAGTCCAACGTATAGCAATATAATAAGCATTAGCAAAATTACATCAATCATACACTCATCGCCGTATTTATCACACATTCTAGTCAACCAATACACAATAAACACATATACTATAAAATCAAATACAGTATTCCACATATATTTATACCTCTGCTAGTTTTATATGTGTCCATTTAGTTACATCCCTATCATTTCCAATGCTCCACGATGTAGCACCATTATCCCATACCCAAACGTCCAAATAGTCTACTTTAGCAAAATATCTTCTATACCATTTGACACCATTACTGCTAACTAATACAGGTGTATCAACTTTTACTTTTGACCAATCAACAATACCTAATTCTTCTTCAATACTAAAAACCTCATTCGGTTTTAGTTTAGGTAGTATTGTTATAAACCCAGTTGCACCAATACATTTTTCACAACTACTTATCCGTAATCCATCCCCATCATCAAACATGATTGGCTTTTCATTTGTTAGATATATGTTATCGTAATTATCCGCCACAATATATCTCCATCCAGCATCATATAGCCTTTTGAATAGCCACTCCATACCCTGTTTATCTGTGATCATACTGCACCCACGCTCCTCTATCCTCATTCCATTTAAATTTAACTACATCATACAAATCAAAATCATCTATGTTTTCACTTACTTTACCGATATAGAACACATCTTCTTCACTCTCTACCGCAAGCTGGCACAAGAAATCAAATGCTTCTTGGTAACTTTGAGGTCTTATGTAAAAGTCGGAGTGTTCAACATAACCGCTATAGCTTGTCATATTAACCGCCTAACGTAGGACATTCACATTCCCATGTGTAATCTTCAAATTCATGCACATCATAAATAATTTCATCACCATTTGAGTTATATTCAAACTCCTCAATAAATTCCATGCCTTTTTCGTAACATTTCCCTTTAATATCTAGTTTATATTTTTTCGCAAGTTCAGTATAACCTTGCCTACAAACATTCCATGCATGATTTATTTTGATAGAGAAAACTCCCAAGCCAGCCTCACCAAAATAAATGTAACCATCTGAGTTTTTAGCATCCTCTGCACTCACATAAGATCTAACTAATGAGTTTAAAAATATATCTTCAAACGGAATATTTGGTATTAACTCATCATATTTTTCTTCAAACACAGGTTCAGAACCGTTAAATTCAGATTTAATAAACTTCATTAAACTTTCTTTTGACCCTCTGAATTTAACCCAACCTTCACACCAATTTGGCATTTTACTCACCTCTTATGATAGGGCGGATATTTCACCGCCCATATCCTTTGCTTAATTATTTGTTCGCTTTCAATTCATTTACTTCCGCTACTAATTGAGTAACTAGCGTTTCAAGTTCTTTGATTTTGCCTTTGTGGTTAAGTTCATATTCAGAACCTTTACCCAATCGGAAGTTTACACTAGCATTTACCATTTTTTCAGAACCCAAAGTGCCACCTACGCTAAACATTACGTGTTCAGTAGGTGCATAAAATGCACCAAGTGCTACTGCGCTATGTCCTTTGTAATGACCATAACCTACGGAGAATGTCATTTTATCGTCTTTGTTGTAGCCTAAATAGTGCAATGCGGATAACGCTGCATTGGCTGCACCAGCTTTACCGATTTCTCGGTCTACGTTATTTGTTAAACCACGTTCTAAACTTGTAATGCGTTGTTCATGGTCTGCAATAGCGTTTCCGTGGTCTACTAATGTTTGTTCATGAGATTGTAAAACTTGTGCATGATTGTTAATGATCGTTGTGTGATTATTAATAGCATCTGTATTCGCTTTAATATTGTCAGCGTTTACTTTAATTGCATCAGTATTAGCATTAATCAATGCTCTATTTTCTTGAATACCTTTAGAATTTGCCCCTACACGCTCGTTTGTTGCGTTGATAGAGTTAGTAATCGTTGTGTAATTGTTATCCACCTTAGCGGTTAAATTCTTGATGTTATTTACATTGCGGTCTACACGGATATTCAAGCACTTAATATCTTTATCGTGTTTCGCTAGTTTTGCACCCATAGATGCGATTTCATCGTAGGCAGCATATAATTGACTGCCGTTTACCGCATCGGTAGATGCTGCATCAACTTGTCCAGCTGCAACATTTGTAATTTGGCGGTTGTAATATTTCACACCACCAAAACCAGCTCTATCTTTAGAACCAACACC